ACCAAGGCGTTAGCCGATAGTGGTTCCGGCGATGATCTCGTTAAGGGCGTAAAAACCAATTTAAAGGATGAGGTAAACAGCCAGCAGGGGTCACTACTTTCGCTTACTGACTGGTATGTAATCCGCAAGGCAGACAAGGACATTGCGATCCCCGACGCCGTGCAGGAGTACCGAGACGCAATTCGCGCCAAGGGCGATTCGATGAAAGCAGCGATTGATGATGCGGCTGATACCGCTGCTGTAGCTGCGCTGTTCTTGACGCACACGCTTAACGACGACGGCAGCATCAGCAAGTCCGGTATTTTGTACGACTGGCCAGAGTTAGAATAATGCGATGGTGGGCATGGCTTACGTTTTTTTGTGCCGTCATTTTGACGGCTTTTTTTATGCGCAGCCCCGCTGCCGCCCAGGGTTTCTGTTTTCCAAATATGCAAACCGCCGTGGCCGAAGCCCAAAAGCACGGCGAGGTTTTAAGGTTTTCAGTGGTTATGAAAATTGGCGCTTTGTTACATATTTTTGCAGGCGAAAAGACGATGACAATTTTTGTTGAACAACCCAATGGAATGCTTTGCACGTCGGATGCGCTGGTCGGCGATATTGTAAATCAAATTAACGAAACCTGTGCCTGATGGACGGCGCGATAGACCTGCGTTTAGTCCTGACCCTGGGCGGAATCTTATTCAGTGTGGCATCAGCCGCCGGGGTGGCCCGCCTGCAGATTCGCCAACTTGCCGACGAGTGCAAGGAACTCACACACCTTATCCGAAAGCTGGATGCGCGTTACGACAGGCTGCACACCCTGACAGAAACGCAGGAGCAACGGATTGATGTGCTGGCAAAGATGAACAGTCCCGACAAATTGGAGTTTCGCAACCGTGAAATATCAAGATTGCTCGCGGATACCGCGAACGCGCTGGATCGCGTGAAGCATTTGGAGGTGATGCACAATACAAAGCATCCGCCTGTATCGAATGAAAGAAGGGCAGAATGATTGGTTTGATTGCAGGGCTGGTGAAGCCTTTGGTCGGCGGCGTCGTTGATTACGTTTCCACCGGACAGGAAATCAAGAAGGCAGAGAAAGAAAACCGCGCGCGGCTGCTACGCGACACGCAGAGCAATAACCACGACTGGGAAATGGCATCGCTCGCGGACAAGGACAAATGGCTTAGGCGCATTTCGTTTGGAATGTTTTCCGCACCCTTCGTTTGGGCGTTATTCGATCCCGTTGGCGTTGAAACGTATTTCACAATTGCACTTAGCAGCGTACCAAGCTGGTGGCTTGAACTGTATGGCGCAATGGTCGGCGGCGTGTGGGGCATTTCTGCCCTTAAAAACACCATGCCCGCGCTTGTCGGCGGTGTGGCGAAGGCCCTGCGTAAGTGACTTTTGAGGAAGTGCTGCGCCTGACGCTGGAAACAGACGAAGGCATTGTCCCTGAAATTTACCTGTGCAGCGAAAACGTGCCGACGTTTGGCATCGGCCACGCGATCACACCTGATGATGCTGAATATGGTTTGCCGGTAGGAACGGCTATATCTGACACGCGCGTGACGGCAGCGTTTAAACAGGACATGGCGCGTTGTGTGCAAGATGCAAAATGGCTGGTTCCGAACTTTGATGATTTGCCCGTTCCGGCGCAGGTGACTATTGCATCGCTGTCATTCCAACTGGGTTTACCGCGGTACAGCAAGTTCAAACGCCACCTGGCCGCGTTTGACGAAAACCCACCCGACTGGACGGCCGCGGCCGCTGAACTGCGCGATAGCAAACTGTATCGGCAAACGACAAACCGGACTGAGCGGCATGCGCAAAGACTGGAACAACTGGCTTCGTAGTGCGCTTTGCAACGCACATCGACGGCGACGTTTGTGAGAGCATTGCCGCTGAACATTTTATGAGGCAGGGGTGTCTGGTGTTTGTCACCACACAAAATGCGTCGCCTATTGATCTTGTTGTAATCGATGACGAAACAGTGCGTTTGCTGCAAATTAAAAAAAATCAAACGCGCGTTAATCCAGGCCGCAAAAAGCCAGCGCGCATTCACCGCACGCGTTCAAAAAAACAGAAGTCCCTTGGCGTGGAAATGGTGTACGTCGATATTGAAACAAGAACCGTTTTTACAACCGATCACGATTACCATAGGAACCGTAAAACGCGGGCGGCGGTAAAGGTTGCTGAGTAAGTTCGGTTCCCTGCCCTGCTAAATTGCGCACAAAAATTTCTGCATCTGCTTTTGCGGCAAAGGTCTGCACGATAAAGTCGCCGTCGGCTTGCTCAATAAAGACTTCGTAAGCGCCTTTGTATTTTCTTATATCAATGCTTTTCATCAATCCCTCTCGTTATACTATTACGTCACAACCAGAGGGAGAAAAAAACGGCAAAAATTGCATGCAATAATTGCTAGCAATAATTGCAAGTAATTTTATTACTCGTCCTTTTTGGCTTCTGACGCTTTTTTCATCAGTTGCCGCATCAAACTGTAAAATTCACGAACGTCTTTTTGGTATTCAAACATTCTATACCCTTCTTCACCGTAAGTTTCATCCATCAGGCGGCTCATATATGTGATTACGCCCAGCTCGTCGTCTTCCTCAGAGTGGAAAAAATTATCGGTGTCGCTCACCAACCCACGGCTTGGGTAGTAAACCTTCATCCGCTTGTCTTCTTTTGCAACGTCCGGGTCCAAGGAGCCGATCTCGATTGCTGTTTTGAGAATGTCCGCCATAGTGCGTGGACTTGCTTTTGCCGCCCGCATGATTTCGCGGTCGCTGGTTGGCCGATCCTCAAAATAATAATTGGACATAATCACATGGTGCAGCCAGATGCGATCATATGTAGCAAACCACCATTTCAGTCCAGCAGATGTGCTTGCCTGTTCGATGGCGTGCAACCGCGTTTTCAAAAAGATGCCCTGGTATCGTCGGAATTTTTGGGCCTCAAAAATTTTCCCGTTTTGCCTTTGTGCCCGCCTTGGGTTGCTGATTAACTGCCTACTCCGATCCGACCGCCCGAAGAATGCAGCCCAGTTTTCAGCAAAATCTTCGGTCTTCAAGTTTTGTTGAAGCGAATACACGGTAAAAGGTTCCCCCCCGGGGGGCGACCGTGGCGGCGTCAAAGGCTCATTTGCCTTAACACTCTTACCGTCGGTCGTTGCCAGCTTGATATTTTTTTTCTTGCGCATCACATAATCTCCCCTGTTGCCTGATATTGTCCCGTTTCAAACGCTTGGTCTAAAACATCGCCAGTTTCCTGGTCACGTTTGGCATCACGATAGTAGCGCGCATAAACCTTGTAGGTAAATTCAATGCTGCCGTGGCCTAACAGGGCAGCTAGTTCAGGACCGTCTACCTGCTTGCCAAAAATCAAAACGCTTGCGAAGAAGTTCCGCAGGTCTTTCCATTTCATAGGCGCAACCTGCTTGCCTTCGAACTTCGCCGCAGCGCACGCAGGTAACAAGCCGCGGTTTCGCCAGTTATTTGTGTCGGCCACGCTGCCTGACGCTGTTGGAAAAACCAGATTGTTTGTACGCATTTCCAACGGCTGCTGCATCTTCCATTCACGCAGCATTTTAATTAGCGCCTTTGACAGCCTCACTTCCCGAAAGCCGTGTCTGGTTTTAGGCCCGCCAAGTTCACCGCCCCACTTACGCGCCTTGTTCACTTGTACATAACAATGCTCAAAATTTATGTCGTCCCAAGTCAGCACAGCCTGTTCGCCCGCACGCAACCCTGTATAGGCAGCAAACATAATCTCGCGCCGGTATTTTTCCGACGCTTTGTTTATCACGCTAACCATCTCTCCCGGCATGATGCGACGCTTAACTTTAGGAATGTCATCTTTTAAAGATATGACAATGCCCGCGGCGGGGGATTGCAAAAGAAAGCCCTCGTCTACACACCATTTCAACATCTGCTTATAGGTGACAAATGCACGCCGCACAGTCGATTTAGATCGGCCAATCAGCAGATGTTTTTTGACCACGTTTACCAGTATTTTTTTGGTCAGGTCCGCAAGCTGTAAATCACCTACTGTTTTGTTCTGCACAGGCACGGCACAGAACTGTCGGCAGTGGCGTTCTTTGTTGTCGTATTCGCCTTTTCCAATCTCGCCATCGTCTTTCCAGCGTCGTTTTTGCTCTTTCAAAAACTGGTCGCACGCGACCGCAACAGACCCCGCCTGGGTCTTTACATTGTTCTTTGACAGCACATCCAGTTCTGCAATTTTTTGCTGCCGGAAGTGTGATGCTTCAGCAGCAGTGCCAAAAAACTTTGGCTCCCCTGCGCCGTATTTACGAAGATCAATCCGGTACTCTTTGCCCTTCCTAATCTCTCTGATACCCTTTGTCGTGTTTCGTATTTTAGCCATTTCTGTCCTCCTTTGTGCTGCTTTATATAACAGGTGTTACACCTTATGCAACAGGGTTGCACGCTGAAGGTCATTGGCTTGGCGATATTTCGGCGAAAACGCGCACAAAACGCGCACAAAACAAAAGCCGCCTCCTTCAGGAGACGGCTAAGTCATTGATTTTATTGGTTGCGGGGGCAGGATTTGAACCTGCGACCTTCAGGTTATGAGTGTGCTTCGCGACCCCAGAAAACCAACGATGTCAACCGTCTCAACACCTTAATACATTCCTATTCACTCAAATGTACAGTTATTCATTGCGAAAACGCGCACAAAACGCGCATGGCGCAGTGACTAGTTGTCACTAATTCAATGCTCCGTCACCTCGCCGCTGCCGCGGCAACTGTCGCACTCGGTCCAGTACAGCCAGTACGACTGCCAAGGACCGTGGGCATCGACGCCGCCGATCACGCGTTCGCGCTCCACCTCACCAGTGCCTTCACAGTCCGGGCATTCTTTAGAGTCGGCAGCCAGGGTTCGATCTTTCAATAGCGACACGTAGCAGCTTTGCTTGTGTCGTTGCACTGATCTCTTTTTTATCGGTGCATAGGGGCGGCTGCGCGCGCCTGTTACCACGCCACCATCGCCAAAACTTACTCATCTGTTGCTCACTTTCTTGGGCGTCTGCGCCCACAGTTCGTAATGATGAATTCCTATTTTTTTCTGCGCCATTATCAGGTCGCCGTTTTCGACAGCTTGGCGCGCCATACCCAGCGGATCGTGGCTGCCCAGATATGGACAATCCTCTGTCGGCAACCAGCGGCCATTCGCACCCTTACAAACACCGATAACGCGCCACGTCATTTTGATGCGTTCCTTCGGCGACATAGCTGACTGCGAATGAACATCTGCAATCTT